TGGCAGGAGAGATTCAACTAGCCGGGACTAGCTTTGCTAGCGAGTCAGGCGGAACGATTACGGTGAATAATGGGACACTTAGCAGTGCGGTGGTGTTTCCTCAACATCATATTATTCAAGTTTTACAGACTGTAAAAACGGATACTTTTTCTGATTCAGTAAACGCTACTTTCGGGGCAGTCACTGGCTTATCACAAGACATCACTCTATCCAATTCTGCCAATAAAGTTTTAGTAATGGTGCAGTTAAGTGCTGTTAATGAACAGACTGGTGGAGGAGGTGTGGCTTCTATTTTTAGAGGTTCTACTAATATTTTGGTTGCAGATACAGGGTTATCTAACCAGTTAGAAGGTGGTGTGGCTTTTGAGCAGTACAATAATGATCCTAATATGCCTCCTGTGACGATGTTTATGCAAAAGCTAGATACTCCAGGTTCTGTTGGGCCACATACCTATGCAGTTTATATAGCTGGAGATGCTAATGGGAACACAATATATGTAAATAGTTCAGAGGACGATGGCAACAATACATATTCTCAAAGAACAACCAGCAGCATTACGTTAATGGAGATACAAGGATGAATCATAAAGCCATTCGATTAGTTTATGCTAACGCAAAAAAAATCGACGACACTGAAGGTGTGTTTGATTTTGACGGAAATCCAATTGTAATTGACACCGAATTGGTGGCTGCAAAAATTGCAGAACTCCGAGCAGCAGAACCCCTACGCCAACTACGTCGACAACGCAACAAACTACTCCAGCAATCCGATTGGCGAATGGTATCCGACTACCCAGGCTCTAATCAAACGGAGTGGCAGACGTACAGACAAACGCTTAGGGACATAACAACCCAATCACCAGCACTTGATTCAAACGGGAACCTAACGGGCATCACGTGGCCCCAACCACCAACCGACTAACCAAGTCGAGCAATGCTAACTGAACCAAAACGAGTAAAACGATGGATATAGAATTGATCAAAGAACTATCGAACCTGGGTGGTCTATTCATCGCTCTAATTGGTGCTGGTTGGTACGTCCGCTATATCTCCGATCAACATCGAGAAGAACGAAAAATCCTCTACGATAAGGACTCAGTAAACGATGAGGCTTTGCGAAATTTAATGTCCAGCTCTCATAACCAGTTAATCCAGATAATGACAGGAGTAAATAATACTCTAAAGGAAATGACCGTAGCGATTTCGGAATTGAAGCAGACCATTGAACACGGGGAACGAAGGTGAGTACAGCAGATCACAGCCTAAGATTTTCGAGAGACGAGCTTCAGTGCAAACACACTGGTCGCTGTGAAATGGAGCAGTCCTTCCTCGATCGCCTGGAGGCTCTCCGGGAAGAATACGGCAAACCAATCTATTTGAGCTCTGCATTTAGAGACAAAACCCATCCAGCGGAGGCTAAGAAGGACAAGGTTGGATACCACGGCCTTGGCAGAGCCGCTGACCTACTTGTGGGCTACGATGGGTATCGACTCCTCGAGCTCGCGATCAAACACGGATTCAAGGGCCTGGGCTGCTCGTTTCGTGGCCCGGTAGAGTCTCGCTTCCTCCACGTAGATGATCGGGATATCCCGGCAGTTTGGAGTTACTGATGGAAGACGTACTGATTGATTATATCAAGCAGGGAGCGGAGAAAACTCTGCTCGAGACAGCAACCGATGCGATCACTGGCACTGTTGAGACAGAGCTTGTTGCGACAACAGAGCTTACTGTCGAAGATCAAGCCTGGGGGGTGGTAGATATAATGCTCGATACTGGCGCTGCCGAAGGGATTGCAGGAGCACTGGGAGCTCCGCTAGCAATCATTATTGGAATCAAAGTATTCCGGCAGTGGCGTAGAAAAATGAAAGAGGCAGAGAATGGCAAAAAAACTGGTTGAGGTCATGCTTCCTGCTGGATTTGTAGATGGGTCCGCCAGAACGGTCAAACAACGTTGGTGGAGAGGAAATTTTGTTCGATTTCGAGACGGACGATTGCGTCCAATTGGAGGATGGTCGAGTTTCCCACTATCACGGCATTCCGAAACCCTGGACTCTGCAGTCCGTGGGCATCATCAATGGCGAGACAACTCTGGCGTTGGCTTCATGGCGTTCGGCACTTCAGGGAGTGGGAACCCGAACTACGGGAAATTGTTTGCCTTTCAACTCTCCAACCCTTCTCAGTTCACAAACAACACCGCAGATACTACAGATGGGTCTGACCAGGTTACTGTTGATGACGGGACAAATTTTGAGGTAGGAGATGTGATCTCTGGATCAGGGATTCCTGCTGGGACGACGATCACCGCAGTCAGTTCCAACACGTTGACAATTAGTAAAAATGCGACAGCTACTGCTACCAACATCACCATCACGATCACAGTCACCGAGTCTCGGCAACGTCTGGTAGAAATCACCCCATCTGGATATCAAGCAGAAGGAGATGCTGAGTACCGGCCTGGATTCGGTTTCTACTTTTATGGGAATCCTGGTGATGTGCCCTACGGGTCCACTTACTCCGGCCCTGGTAGTGCTAGCTACTCGAAAAAAGCCCATTGGACTCTGGACAATTTTGGAGAAAATCTGATTGGGACGCATTCCGGAGATCAAGGGATTTTTTACTGGGAAGGGGATGTTGGTGTAGTGGGAGGATCACCGACTCTCGCCAAGGAAATCACAACTGCCAACGGATTTACAGAAACCGCTCCCAGTGCAGTTGCTGTGGTTGTGACCCAAGAGCGGCATGTCCTCGCATTGGGTGCAGCAGGTGACCTGCGAAAAATCCAGTGGTCGAACCAGGAAACCGTCGATGAGTGGAGTGCAACTGCAACCAATACTGCAGGGGACCTGACACTGCAAACCACTGGATACATTGTCTGCGGGAAGAGGGTTCAAAATGGAGTCGCAGTCTGGACCGAAACGGATCTTCATTTGATGACGTTCCTGGGACCCCCGTTGGTCTACGGAGTTCAACGACTATCGGAAAATGCTGGGGTGTTGACCCCCTATGCGATCCACAGTTCCACCGAAATCACAACCTGGCTGAATCGATCTGGATTCTGGGCATTCGATGGTTATGCCCGACCACTGCCCTGTCCAATTCAGGATCGAGTGATGCGGACAGTGGATTGGTCCCAAGAAGGTCTCATCTACTCAGGTGGGAATGCGGAATTCGGAGAGGCTTGGTGGTGGTGTCCTAGCAAGTCAGACACTGCAGGACAGTGCGGGTATTATGTTGTTTATAACTATCGAGACAACGTTTGGTACGACTCCCTGACCTCATCCGGGATCACCAGAAACTGCTGGATTGATAAAAATATCTGGAATGCTCCGATTGCCGTGGACCCCAGCAATAACACGATTTACCAGCACGAATCGACAGACCCCACACAAGACACAATCTCAGAAGCTGAAACTGGAGCAGTCGATATCATGCGGGGGGAACGATATTCCCGAATCAGTAAAATTTATTCAGACTGTGATGAGTCTCCAACATCTTCACTCAGTTTTCAGTTCTATACAGCGCCTGCTGGAGATGCCACTGAGACGATCAGTGCGAGTTATCCACTGGAATCAGATGGGGTGATTGATGTCCGGCTGCAGGGGAGGCAAATCCGTTACAAGGTTTCTGGGGCACTTACAAACGACTGGACTGTTGGGAACACCCGTTTCGAGACACACATTGGAGGGAGTCGATGATTTTACCCAATCCCCCAGGTGCATACCTCCAATCTTACTTTGCACCAGTTCTTCAGCAAATTGCGAGGTTGTTGACGACCTCATATCAGAAGGGGTCTGACGTTGAATTAAACTCAGATCAAAGACTAATTATTGTTGCTCCTAATGGGACGAAGTACGAAATTACAGTAGACAACTCTGGAGTCCTCAGTGCGAGTGCCGTTTGATCTACGACTGTCGCAACGGGGATCTGCAGGAAATTGATGATGCTCAGAAAGCATTTGAGGAGTTCATTCGATTGCATGACCAAGTCAAACGAGTATTAGCAAAGGATGTGGGGACTCATGATCCTGTCCACATTTGGCAAGGGATCTGGTCTGGAGATTACGACTGTCTGATTCATCAGAACTCAATTGCAATTGCAGAAATGCTGAAGACTCCAAAATTAAATCTGTATCATTGTTTCTTGACAGCAGGGATCATGAAAGAAGTTCTACAACTCTACAAAATTGGGAAAGAACTTGGATTGCGTCGTGGTGCGGATAAGTTCCAGATGATTGGACGCAAAGGTTGGCAAAAAGTGCTAGGAATACATACGGAATCAAGTCTTTACACAGAAGAGGTGGTATGAACCAAGGTGGCCCTGGAAATCAAACAGTAACCCAGCAGAACATCCCAGACTGGGCAATGGACTATGCCCAAAACACTCTCGACATGGGGCGCTACTATACAAACAACCAGAATTACCGGCCTAGTACGTTAGATCGGGACTACTCTGGGATTCGGGGATACAACGCCCAGGGGCAACCGAATTCTCAGGTTGGACAGTTTGGGTTGAATCCGATGCCTGCCCAACCTATGCCCGCACCAGGTGGGG